TTCCATCATGCGCAACTGGTTTACAGGTTTAATTGCTTTCTGTAGATAGGATAGGACACGTTTCTTTGAGTTGTCCAATAAACCTGAAGTGATATACGAAACAGAATCAGAGGTCAACTTGACGCCAGCACCTGTACTGCCCTTGTCCTGATAGATGTAAAACTCATTTACCTTGTCTACCAATTTCGCACCAGTTGCTGGATCTGTTTTGTGCTTCACATCTTTGACCTTGCGGATCTTTGCAGAGTCGATCGGACGGATCTCTTGAATCCCCATCTTAGGATTAGATGTGTCGACCACAAGGTGGTGATATAGACGACCATCGACATACCATGAACGGAACATGTCGTGACCGTATTCCTCGAAGTTCAACATTGCAACGATGTTGCCGAACTCTTCGAGTAGTGTGTTTTTGATTTTGTCTGAGGTGTCGACCTTGTCTAGGTTCAACGCAACAGTAGATTCTAGTTCACCCGCAACGATAGATTCGTTTAGGATGTCTTCAACTGCAGCATCGACTTCCGGATGTTCCGCGACTTGTCGATACTTAGCGATGAGTCCATGATTATCCTTAGCAGAACCGCCTTCCATGTCAATATACTGTCCGAAGTACGAACCTGACGCGGTGACGTAACCAGCACCATCCTCATCCACTTTAGGGACGATAGATGTTACTTTATTTTTATCTTTTTCTTTTGACGCTCTCTTCAGTTCGAAACCGAATGCGGAGAAAACGTTTGAGTCATTATCTGCCATAAGATCCTCAGTTCAAGTATAAGGGGGTGCAAGGCACCCCCATCAAACTTACTTATAATACCTTTAACTAGTGGTATTTGACTCCCAGTATTGGATTGCGAAATCAACTTGGAATTCCTCGATCGCGTCGTTTGAGTCATATGATAACTCAATTGATGCGACACTGATTGGGAATGCACCACGGAATGTGTACGATTTTAGTACGCTTCCGTCTTTGTCAAGTTGTTCTACAGTCATATCTGCTTGGTATGCAACAGGACTTGTTAGACCTGAGTTTGCACTGTGACCATTGATGCCGTTCATCCAGCGTTCCATTGCGTCACGAACTTCAAAACCTGTGTCGTTAGTTACCGTTACGTTCCAGTCTTCGAATGTACGGTCACCCGCAATCTTTAGGACACGACCACGGAAAGGTACATCAATTGCAGGTACCGTTGATGCAGGTAACTGTGATGCCTTACACATGAATGAAGTTAGTTCTGAATCTCCACCAGCATAAGCGGGGAAGTTCATGATGACACGGAATAAGTTAGCACGTGCACCACCACCCTTTAATTTTGCTTTAAAATCGTCTACTCTAAGTGACATGTTCAATCTCCTTATACAGTGCCGACAACTTCTTCAAATTCGACGCCGGTACGAACCGCGACGAAGTTGAGAGTGACGTAGTTGATTGAACGTGCTGGCTTAATAAAGACAGACGCGATGAATTGATTCTGGTCAATGATTTGTGGCGTGTTGTTTGTATCGTCACAAACTACACGGAAATCCGTGATACCACGACGACCCTGAATCTCACGTAGGAATGGTTCTACGATGTTTGTAAACTCTGCGCGTGTGAAGTCATCGTTCAGTTCGAATAGAACCTGTTTCGCTGCTTCACCGATTGCACGTTCGATGACTAGGAATAGTCGACGGACGTTGATGCGATCGAATGCAGATGGACGTGATAATGCAGTCTTGTCACCGAATAGTACGGTTCCTTGTCCTGGCATAGAAACGATTGGGTTAACTCTCGCTTCATACATGGCGTTACGATCAGACTTTGTTGGGTTGAAAGAAAGTGCTGATACACCGAAGTACTGACCACGACGTGTTCCCGCTGGGGAGAACCAAGGTGCAGAGTCTAGGTCAGACGCTGCCATGATGCCCGCAGTTGATGAACATGCTGGGATCATTTCGTACTTGTCTTCATACTTGTTGTAAACCTGAACCCAGTTGCCGTCCATGATTAGGTATGAAGATGAAGGTTTTGTAACTGCCCAGTCAACAACGTGTTGCGCAGAGAAAGGTGCTTGATCTGGTGATGCAACAACAACACAATCCATGCGATTTTCTGCAATTTGAACAACATTAGATACTTGGTTGTTTGGGACGTTATGCACACAAATGAAGTCGATCTGAATTTGATCAACATCGCCGTATGCACTTTCTATCGCACCTATGTTGCTACCTGCAACGTCTGTTCCGTCTTGTAAATCATAAGTGTCAGCTACTGGCACGTCTGATAGAGAGATCCAATTGGAACGACGGTTTACGTATTCGATTGCATAACGTTCGTCACCGACCGTTGCGCTTAGGAAGTCAAATGATTCGACTGATTCATTGTCATATGAAACATCGACCGATAAGTCTGGGCTTACGCCCGTAACTGTTACGGATAGTTTATTGCCTTTCGTGCCGACATGTTTTGCAGAGATGACACCATCTGCTGCAGCAACGCCGTTATTTACACGAGTTACAAATGCACTACCCGAATACTTTAAGAACTGAGCGACTGCAAGGAAATCCTTTGAATCACTTCCGTCCTTTGGAGACCCGAATTTAGAAACTAGTTCTGCTTCGTTACCGACAAGAACTGGTTCGTTTGAAGGGCCCCACGCGAAGTCTCCGACGAATGCGCCAGTTGTAGAAGTGACCGCTGGGACAATTCCCGACAGGTCAATTTCTTTCAACTGGACATGCGGAGATGCCTGTGAAATAAGAGCCATGATTGTATCCTTCTAGTTAAGGTATAATAAGTTAAACATAATACGGAGTAATATCGTCAATAACACTATTTATAACTTACCAGTTTTCACCGTAATTTGCATCGAACGGGGTCTGAAAGTTCGTCCATTCTGCGCCATCTGTTGACGGTGCCTCGACCAAATCTCTACCATCATCGATGATGCCGAATGGTGGTAGGTCTTCCTCGATCTGCGCCATCCTTTCTTCAAACAAAAGGTTCTTGATGTTCATGTCGAAGTTGTCACCGAATGATTGGGTGGAGACGAAGTAACCGAACATCACTAGGTTCATCATCAAGTCGTCGTGGTTACCATCACTCGCCTCATAGGATACTCCTTTAGAGACAAATGTGGAGATCTCTAGAATAGTTTCTTCATCAACTACTTGTAATTTATTGTTCTCTAAGATATCTTTAATAGACGAACACCCGATGCGTTTTACTTTACGAGTCATCGTTACACCGATAGCGTCTGACTTGATAGCGGATTCCAAGAACATATTTTCATACTCTAGATCTTGGTAGAGACCAACCGCAACCAATATTCCGGCATCATTATTTTCAACAATACATAACGCTTCGTTATAAAGATTCGCATACTTATAAATAATGCTCGGGTAGAGCAAGGGAGAAATATTGTTGTTTCGATATACAGCCACTTGTTTAAATGGCCTTTGTGATACATCGATTACCGTAAATGTCGAATAGTCCTGTCCTCTACCCTTACTTACATCCACGGTCATGATATACTCATGATCTTTGATGGGTTTCTCATATACCTTGAGATCCCCACCTTCCAATAGATTTATTGGTTGTCGCGCACGTAGATCTAGCAGGGTATTACCCTCGATCAATGTGTCACCCGTCCCGAAGAAGGTATTCCCAAATTCCTGATCAAACTGGAGTTGGGATGTATTCGCGATGGTTTCCTCTTTCCACCTATCATCTCGCCCAGGCACATCCCACCAATCTACACGATAGGGTTTGTATTCGTTTACACCTTGCACGGCACCTTCCCAGATCTTATGATAAGTATTACCGATACCATTCGCGGTTGATGTAATGATCACCTTAGTGTCTACACCGGAAGATACTACGGGATAGGTTGACGTATAGAATTCTGCCGCGTTCTCAACGAACGCAAACTCATCTAGGAATAGAAGGTTAACCGACATACCACGAATGGATGATCCAGATGTCGCCGCTGCAACGATACGCGAGTTGTTTGATAGTTCGATAGACCCTTTGTTGAGAGCCTTACAACCCGGCTGTAGAAAGAAAGGAAGATTTTCTAACATCAAGGTCACACGCGCCAACATCTCACGCGCGGTTGCACCCTTGTTCGCAAGGATCGCAATAGTCTTCTCTGGGTGGAATAGGGCATACCATAGAATGTATCCGACCGAACTGATAGACTTACCTGACTGTCGACACGCTAGGACGATAGAGAACCTGTTGTCCTCAAAGTGATCAAACATGTCTTCTTGATACGGGTAGAGGTTGAATGGAACGAGACCTTTGTCTAGATGAATAACCTTGACGTACTGTTTGCAGAAATACGAAGGATCCTCCATGCACTTCTTATACTCACGGAGTTTCGTGGCGTCCCATTCTTCTGCGACACCATCTCTTTTAATCTGAGGATTACCTAGATAGGAGTTCTTACTATAACTACTCATCGTCTTGGTCTATGACCTTCTCATCCTTGTCCCCCAATAGGAAACGCTGGAGTTCAGTTGTCGACCCGATGAATAGATTATTGTTCGTGGTGTTTTTCTCTTTGGGTTTGTCGTCTTGCAAGAGTTCTTTTTGTTTCTTGTTAAGTTCCATCAGCTTGTCGTTGACATTAGCGATGTCCTTGATCATATTAGACAACACCTCGAATGCTCGGGGATGTTCTGATTCACGCGCGACCTGAATCATTAGGTCAAGTGATTCTCGACCTTTCTCGATTAGATCATAGTAGGTATCACGGGAGTACTCATAGTCCTGTTCGTGGACAAAGTTTTTTCGGTCATCGTCCGTGATAATTGTTGGGGGGTTATGACTGTCTGTCATCGGTTATCTCTATATTAAAACCAAAGTCTCCGTTTGAATTTACGTCAATCGGATCTGGTGTCACACGTACATTACTTAGGAAATCTATATCTCCAATATCGGAGACTATTGCGTTAAGCTCTGTATTTACTTCGCGAATCTCTGTGCCAGTTTTTATTGGACCATAGAAATTTGCATTCATATCAAAGGATAGAGTGTATATGATGGTTCGTCTTTGTTCAACCGGACCTTCAAAGTCATCTGAGAAATTGACTCCTGTTAAAGTAACAGGAATGTCTTCCTTGATTTCTGGATAATCAGAGAATGGTTTTACCGACAGGGAATACTGCGGAGCAAAGTATGGTAAGATCTGTTCTACCACCTGCAACGCGTCATCTTGTGACTTCGCATAAATGTTTAGTTCAAAACCAATCTTATATGGAACACCACAAAACACATCTTGACGATTACCACTAATTTTACTTTCTACACTTACTTGATTTACTTTTGGCAGTTGTCTGGCAGAATCATATGATATTGAAGAAACCTCAAAGGACATACGAGGCAACTTTAATGCGACCTTACGTTCGGACTGTTCTCCCTTACTCATCTCTTCTAGTCGTGAGATGAAGTTTCTACGAGGTGCATAAGTCAAAGGTAATTTGACCTGAGACAATACTTTACCGTTTGCCGCGGTTCTTAGTATATGCATATCGTTGAACATAGACCCAAACAAAGCAACACAAGTGCGCATACGTTTATGGTAAAAATGACCACCCATCATTAGACTATATCTCCAAACGGATTAGATTCACTGAAATCGAGGAAGTCCTCTTCCCAATCATTGAATACTTTATTCTGCGCATCGACCTGTATTTCATTGACACCTTCGTCTTGTGAAGATGGAGTCATAGACGCATTCGGTCCAACGACTGGACGATCTGTCGCCCACTCATGATACTTACCATCGGTCGCACCTGTGTGTGCAATTTTTAACACACGAGTGTCACTACTCCATGAAGCGACCTCGCCATTTAGTATGTAGTCGTCGAATACCTGTTGGACATCTTCCCCAATTAAGTAGTAGGATTCATCGTCTGCGACTCTTGGAGGCATCTGTAGTTCGTACTGAAATGCACCCTCAACCTCGACATTATCAATGTCTGGAATACCAGTGTCGAAGTCTTCGTCTGAGAACTCGAATAACTCGCACTGCATACGGAAGGTAGGTAGTTGAGATAACTGATAAAACGGAGTCTCCGTCTCGACCTTCATCACTTGGAACAGTGACTCGGACATAGGCAGGTAGATCACATCACCTTCGCGTGGTCGGAACTGCGCATCCGCAAGACGGTCACCG